GGATCCAGAGAATCGGTCGAGGAATGCGCACGCATCCCGGTAAGCAGAATTGCATTGTGCTGGATCACGCTGGCAATGTAGAGCAGTTCGGATGCTTTGCTGAGGACTTCGTACCTGCATACCTAGATGACGGTGAGAAGGAATATAACGAGCGCAACTTGGTGAAGGATAAAGAGGAGAAAGAAGCTAAGACTCATGACTGTCCGCAGTGTTACCGCAAGTTCATTGGTATACGTTGCAGCTGTGGTTATGAGATACCGATCGCAGTACAGATAGAGACAACACAGGAAGAGCTGCAGAAGGTAGAGAAAGCTGAGGCTAAGATTGCGACCAGGGAAGAGAAGATATCCTTCTACCGGCAGCTAGTCGGTTATGCCAGCTCGAAGGGTTACAAGGAGCACTGGGTAGATCATAAGTACCGTGAGAAGTATGGCTCCTGGTATGGCTTCGGTGACAAGCACAATATACAACCACAACCGCTTACTCCAGAGGTTGCCAACTGGATTAAGAGCCGCCAGATTGCCTGGGCGTACTCAAAGAGTAAATAAATGTAACAAAAGTGTTTACATTTAGGTAAGATTAGGTAGAATACACATATGGTTAATACGAAATCACTAGGAGACACCATCATGACTAACTCATACGTTGTAGAAGTAATCAGCAAAGCTGGCAAAGTAATTTACTCACTGCCTTTTGAGACTAAAGAGCTTGCTGATCGCGCAGTAGTAATATTCTCCGACAAAGAATGTACTCATACAGTTTCAATCAGAGAGGAGCAGGCGTAAGCCTGCTTTGCGGAGGGTGTAATTATGTCACGCACTTGGGAATCTTTAGCACTGCGAGTTGAGCATCTTGAGCGTCAGATTGAGGATCTGAAGCTTGAGCAGGAAGAGATGGATGAAGAGTCTGATGCTTGGTATGAGACTGAATGTCACATAGAAAGCTTGGAATGTGATCTGTATGAGGCACAGGGGGAGTTAGGTTAATGGCGATTGAGGCAATCTTACATGCACTTCCAATCTTTAAGAACTATGGCAAGAAGTTCCGCGCACCTTGTCCTGTTCACGATGGTAAGGATATGAACCTAATGATCAGTGAGCGTGATGATGGGTCGGTAGGTGCATATTGCTTTGTGTGTGGTGCCAATGGTCTAGCAGTAGTTGATGCTCTTGGAGTAGATCGTAAAGAGCTATTCCCTGCTGACCAAGACTATGAGCGTCCTGTATTCACCAGGGAGATGAAGATAACGGAGGCACAGGATCAGCTTATAGTTGCTATGGCAGATAACCGGTCATGGGATACGTTATCACTGGCAGATAAGCGCAGAGTTAAACTAGCTAAGTCTAGACTGGAAGGATTCGAAGAGATTAGGAGTAGAAATGATGTCTAAGTGGTTTGAGTCAGTACCATTCGCTATGACCATTATCTTAGGTCTATTCCTGTTCGTAGCTTACTTAGATGGGGTGTTAGGATGAGCGCTTTTGAAGATCTTTTACCTATAAGGGCAAGAAATATCCTGATTGCCGAAGGCATTGAAACTATGGATGACCTAAAAAAGCATTGGGAACGCTATGGGTCTGTTAAGATGTTTAACGGAATTGGTAGAAAGACAAACCGAGATGTTGAGATCGCTATTGAGTCATCAGGCACAAGCTATCTGAATGCAATAAACAGACTCAACGATAACCGAATGACAATCAGTAGGATGTCTATTGATATTGAGTACTGGAAATCAAAGGCGACAGAGTGTGCTGAAAGATACAACCAGCTTGTAGATATCAGGTCAAAAACTAATGATAGCGTAAACATAATACTCAATAAATCTAAAACCTTGATGGCCTACATTGAGTACATGGAATCCAAACTAGACGAAAACTCTATCTCCCATGTCTCGCTAAAGGAGTTTTCATTGATTCGTTCGGGGGCATTTGCAGATGAGTGATTTAGTATTTCAGTTTGGCGCTGGCCTAGTTATCATCTGGTCCTTGGCAGAAATAGCATCCTTTATATTTGAGGAATAGTGATGGCTGTAGAGTTCAAAGCAAGTAAAGCCACAATGATAAAAGCGCTAGAAGCGATGAAGAAAGCTGAGTACCCAAAGGTACAGGGTGAGTCACCAGATAAGCGCAGGCAGTGGGAAGAGCACCATCAAGAGTGCATAGGTAAGCTAACATCAATGATATTAGAAGGACGATGGGGATGACCTTTGAAGAATGGTGGAGAAAGTCGTGGGGCAACTCTTGGAAAGATGGTGCTCCTGTATCTGACTGGAGTTCAGGACACGTGGAGCAATCGAAAATAGCTTGCAAAGAAGCATGGGATTGCCAACAAGAACGCATTGATCACTTGGAATCTATTATAAAGGCAAATCAGATAAGACCTAGAGGTAAGTCAATGCTTGCCTATCTACCTGAAGGCTACGTCCTTGTACCTGTGGAGCCTACAGAGAAGATGGAAGAGGCAGGGTTAGAGGTGCACCCTTGGGATTATACTGAAGATATGCAGAAAATATACAAAGCCATGATCCAAGCCGCACAGGAGAAAGAGTGATGTTTGATATGACTGCTGATGGTTATAAAAAAGCTAAGGATTACTTGGTTAGTAAAAACAAGTATCAAGATTTCCTAGATAATCCAATATCTACTGATGGGTATTCGCTAGTTGAATTTGCTAACAAAATATCCTGTAGTCAGGAGGAAGAGGGATGACCTATGAAGCATGGCAACAACAACAGAAACGCATAGATGAGCTTGAAAAAATGAGCAATGGCAGAGATGAGGTCATCGAAGAATTGCGAGAAGAGCTTAAAGAAAGTCAGCAAAAGCACTTGGATTCTATCCGAGCACTGCGAACGGCTAACGAACAGATCACCAGAATAGCCGCTGATAACGTACAGCTACGTAAAGAGCTTGCGAATTATGAAGAGCCAGAAGGCGATGAGTACGTCACCAATGAAGTGAAGTGCAATAGGCATCCAGATGCTCCGCATGGTTACAACCGTAATGCTTCACACGCTGAAGGTCGCTATGTGTGTGACTGTGAATATTGGGAGCCTAATGAGTCGGAAGATGAGCCTGTATCTGGCTATGAAATGTATGCCGCTATCCATAACGTAGAAGATGATACTTTCTATGTCGGTACTCTGGCTGAGATTATGGAGTGGATGGAAGATCACTGCCATGGTGTAAGCAATATCAACTTCTACCGCTTAGGTGATGAGGTTCGCATCGGCTTTGTGGATATGGGGAAAGAGACTAGGTTTGGGGTTAAGTGATGAGAATACCTGCACAATTTACACCAAGAGATATTATCAGCAACTATAGGCACGATCAGGTGCTAGATAAGGAAGGTAGTTGGATTCCTGCAAGGCCATATTACGGAGATGAGCTTTGCTTAATCCATAGGTTAAAAATGGCGTGGCTAGTGTTTACTGGTAAGAGAGATACTTTGGATTGGGAAGAGCTATGACCTTTGAAGAATGGTGGAAGAATCTCAATAAAGATTGCCCAATAATTATGGTAGAAGAAGAGATGGCTCAGTTAGCTTGGGAAGCTGGTTATGTAGTGGGTATAAATGACGTTCCTATCGCAGAATACGAACCTCCTGAAGGATACGTCCTTGTACCTGTAGAACCTACAGAGGCAATGATTGATGCTTGGTGGGATACGCATGTAGATGGTGAGACGCTTGATGAAGTAAAAGCATACAAAGCCATGATTCAAGCCGCACAGGAGGAAGAGTGATGGAAGAAAGCAATATTCAATTTCGTATGACTGGTATACCAGAAGAGATAATTAAACTGGACGCTAACGGATTTCATTATAAAGGAGAGACAGTGGATGATTCTGGTGAGGCGTATAGGTTGTTCACCGAATGGTTAAAAAGAGCTAATAATATCTGTGACCTAAATAGGAATGAGTGCATTCGTAAGTACACTATAGATGTGCGTGAAGCTAAAGAGTGGTGGGGCGGTGATGACGCACCTATAGCTATAGCTGACATGAGTGAAGGCTGTGATGAATATAATGAGAGTGATATAAGGAGAGTGAGTGATGAAGCTAAGAGACGAAGAGACAGGTCAGCTTTATGAGTGTGAGTACGCTTGCGATGGTATAAACCAAGATCGCTACATAAAAACAGCACGCATAGTAGTAGAAGATCGCTCTAAATGGCATCCACACCATAACCTGATTGTGGCGTGGGCTAGAGGCGCTGAGATTGAGTATTTTGATGATGACGATTGCAGGTGGCATAAAAAAGCCACAAATACCTGGTGGCCAAATATTAAATACCGCATCAAACCAAAGGAAAGCGCATCAAGGATGTACAAAGGACTACTAGAGATGCGTAAGATTATAGATAGTATGCTAGAGGAGGAAGAGTGATGAAATGTTTAGTTAAAGATTGTACCAACCAGAGCCATGAAGGACACTTCATCAATAACCTTTGTTACCCTTGTTATCAGTACATTACTGAAGGGTCAGGTAACTCTGTACTACATAGGGATGCAGAAGAAGCGGCTATGTTCCATTACAAACGAGGCTTTCAAGATGCTAAAGAAATCCATATGCAAAGGAACTCAGGGCGTATTGAGAAACTTGAATGGAACTTAGGGGACGTTGAGAACGCCCTTAATAACATGAAGCAATACAACAAGCATCTGCGTAACACCATAGCAGAGACACAGGAGAAGCTAGACATTGAGCGTAATAGAACTGAAGAGCTTGAAGAGCAAGTAGAGTGGCATAAGCGTAGAGCTGAAGGCTGGCGTTCTATTGCTGTGCTAGAGGAGCAAGGGAAATGAAACTTGTACAAGCTAAAGAGTGGGCTGACATGAGTACGGTGTGCGAGGAGTTTGTTCAGATAAATCGTGAGAGGGTGAGTGATGAACCATAAAGAATTTTGTATATGGCTAGAAGGCTATATGGATGGCATTGAGACAGGCAGTGAAGCACCGTGGATTACAACAATACGTAAGAAACTAAAAGATGCCAATGAACCCAAAGACGGACCAGTGAAGTATCCTACAGATGTTCGTGACTATATGATTAATATAGAAAAAGGTGAAAGATGACTGAAACAGAAAAGAGTGAAGGTAAGTTTAGTGCTGTTAGTCGTGTTGAAGTCATAGGTAAGGGTGGTCGTGAGTATGTACGATACTTTCAAGATGAGGAGTTCATGTACATTGACTTGCAAGATGACGACAGAACACTAAAGATTTTCATTGAGGATGAGTGATGGACTTTGATGAATGTAACGATCACAGCAAGCGAGCTTTTGATAAGTGGCTGGGTCTGCGTGGTGACTTTATCTCATCTCAAGAGTATGCCGCAGAGAAGGCTGCATGGGATGCAGGTGCTGAATGGGCCATGGCTGGTAGTGCTAATAGGCGTGAACTTGTAAGTATGCTGGTACAGCGAGTTATAGATCTACAAGGTCATGACAATATCAAATTCCTAGATAAGAGGTTGAGCGATGGCTGAGTATCATAGTGGCGGGTTAGATAAGTACAAGGATCAGGAGAAGTTTGATGAGAACTTTAAGCGCATCTTTGGTAGCCGATGGCCCTGTAAGCAGTGTGGTAGGGATAGTGTAAAGGGTCACAAGAATGACTGCCCAGAGCACTGGCGTAACAAGAAGTAATACAGGCTATTGATCTGATACGTCTATCTGGTGCTATAATCTCTGTATTATTAACTTTGGACGCTATCATGGCACAGAGTAAAGACTCAAACCCAGTAGGGAGACCTACACTCTATTCACCAGAGCTAGGCGAGTTAATCGCAGTTGAGATAGCTGCTGGTATGTCAGTAAAACGCTTATGTGAGGAGCTAGATTGGACTCCTGGGCATAAGACATTCTATACGTGGCTGTATAAACACCCAGAATTTCGACATAAATACGAAGAAGCTAAGGCCGCTCAGATGCTATGGGCTGCTGAATTAATCGAGCAGATAGCTGATGAAGCTACTAACGATGACATACAAGTTGCTAAGCTTCGAGTCGATACACGTAAGTGGACAGCATCTCGATTGCTGCCTAAGAAGTACGGTGATCGACAGCAGGTTGATAACACCAGCTCTGATGGCAGTATGACTCCTACAGTTGTGGAGCGCATCATCGTGAGACCTGGTGATGACGCCTAACCGCACACTACAGATAAAGACAGCCGCTGTATTCGAGCCACTTCTGGCACCTAACCGATGGAAGGGAGCATGGGGTGGTCGAGGTAGCGGTAAGTCTCACTTCTTTGCAGAGATGCTCATTGATGACGCTATACGCTTTCCTGGTCTTCGTGCTGCGTGTATACGTGAGGTACAGAAGTCACTGAAGCAGTCATCTAAGCGCCTGATCGAGGATAAGCTGCAATCGTATAACTTAGGTGAGGCTGCCGGCTTCAAGGTCTACCGTGAGGTTATAGAGACACCTGGTGATGGCCTTATCATCTTTACTGGTATGCAGGATCACACTGCAGACTCTATCAAGTCGCTTGAAGGTTTCGACCGGGCATGGATAGAGGAAGCTCAGTCTATCTCTCACCGATCGCTGGAGCTGCTGACACCTACCATTCGTAAGGAAGGCTCAGAGATCTGGGCTAGCTGGAACCCTAGTAGACCAACAGATGCTATCGATCAGCTATTGCGTGGTGAGAACATACCGACCGGCGCTAGGGTAGTCAGGGCAAACTGGTCTGATAACCCATGGCTCAGCAGTGTGTTGTTGCAGGAGAAAGATGACTGCTTCAGGATGACACCTGATCGTTATCCGCACGTATGGGAGGGTGAGTATGCTACTGTACTGGAAGGTGCTTACTATGCACAGGCACTATCTCAAGCTGCACTCGAGCAGCGCATCGGCTTCTTCGGTAAAGACCCAATTAACAAGATCTACGCATTCTGGGATATCGGTGGTACGTCTAGCCGGTCTGATGCAACTGCTGTCTGGGTGGCTCAGTTCATCGGTGAAGAAGTCAGGGTCATAGACTACTACGAAGCAGTAGGTCAATCGTTCGATACTCACATAGGCTGGATGCGACAGCGTGGATACGAGGATGCTGTCTGTGTCCTACCACATGACGGCCGTAAGCATGATATGGTCTATAAGGTCACACCTGAGTCATTCCTGCGTGATGCCGGGTTCATCACTGATGTTATACCTAACCAAGGTGCTGGCGCTGTGATGGCGCGTATAGAAGCTACCAGGCGTATGCTCCCATCGGTACGATTCCATGATGAGAATACTAAGCACGGCCGTGAGGCATTGGGTTGGTATCATGAGAAGCGTGACGAGGCTCGCAACATGGGCCTAGGTCCAGAGCATGACTGGTCATCACACGGCGCAGATGCCTTCGGTATGATTGCTATCTACCGCAGAGGTCTCGTAAAAGCTGACTCCTGGGATCAGCCACTGAGGCGCAATATGGCTGGAGTTGCCTAATCGCCAGAATGCCGTAAAATGATGATATAAATTTATCATCGGGTCGGTGTTATGGCTTCAATACTTGATTGGGTTGGGCGCTCTGTTAAAAGCCTCATGGATGAGTATGGCTTTCCTGAGTCTGTCGCTAAACGTATAAGCTCTGGTGAGCTTCCTATGGATGAAGCTAGTCGTATGGCTAGGGCTGCTGATCAATCTAACGATGAGCTTCTGTATCACTGGACTAATAAAGACTTTAGCGAGTTTCAACCAAGCGAAGGAGGCAAGTATGGTGCTGGCGTCTACCTTTCTCCTAGAAAATGGTATGGTGAAAAGTACGTTACATCTGGTACTCCTAAGCGCATGGAAGTCCTATCAAAAGGCAATATAGCTGGCTTTGAAGATATAGCTGAAGTTGAGCCTATCGCTCGCGGCATACTTCAAGAGCTTGAGCCACAGGGCAGTAACTTTGGTAATGTTTACTGGGGTTTGATTGGTGATGAGCTAAAGAAAAAGGGTTTCACTGGTTTGCGCATGGATGATGAGGTTGTTGTTTTTGACCCATCCAACATACGATCACCAAATGCCGCTTTTGATCCTGAATACACTGGCAGTAACATCCTAGGGTCTCGCATAGCTCCTACTGCTGGCGCTGGGCTACTTGCTAATGAAACTGTAGCCGCCGACAACCAATCTATGCTCCTCGACAGCTACATGAGCCAGCTAGGCGCAGACAAGAAGCCAGATATCTACAATTACAGCGACATTTTGCCTGTCAAGCGCAGTAAAGTAACAGGTGATTATAGTTATGCGACTACAGGTATACTTGAAGAGATGCTACGTGGCCTGCTAGATGTAGGTGAAAGCCGCAAGTCAGGCGTAATCACTAACCCTAATTCAATATTGGACGTATTACTCTAATGGCTATTACTACATATACAGAGCTTAAGACAGCTATTGCTGACTTCCTAAACCGAGATGACCTAGCATCAGTCATTCCTACGTTTGTCAGCTTGGCAGAGTCTCAGATTAACCGAGATATACGTCACTGGCGTATGGAGAATCGGGTATCCGGCCAGCAGACAGGTGGCGATGCTTACATGCAGCTTCCGGCTGATTGGGTTGAGACTATCCGCTTCACTATCGGCAGTAATCCGGCACTGAGCCTAGCGTCTATTGATGCGATTGCTGATATGCGTGCCAAGCGAGATAATCTGTCAGGTGTACCGACTCACTACGCTCATGTGCGAGGCGAGTTTGAGTTGTACCCTACACCTTCGGCAGACACTGATTTTGAGCTGTTGTATTACCAAAAGATACCAGCTCTCTCTGATAGTAACGCATCTAACTGGCTGCTCGATCAGGCTGTAGATGTTTACTTATATGGAGCGC